CTTTAATCTATAATTATGCCTATTATTGCTAATAAAACCTTATTATGGCAGATAAAATAGCCGAAAAAGTGCAAATAGAGGATGAAAAGCCCGATTATCAAGAAAAAATTACTTTTTTAGTTTCTACAGTTGCACAAGGATTTATTTTAACTTGGTGTTTATTAGTTTTGTCTCTTGGATATGTAAAGCTGCCTAATAAATTATTTGGCCTTGATATACCAGACCAGCCAAGAGTTGATAGCACTTTTGCTGCTGGATTATTAGGTAACATACTTGGTGGACTAGGTATAAGTGTTAATGCAGCACAGGGAGCAAAAAAGAAAAAGAAAGAGAATGAAACAGCAGCAACTAATAATACAAACTCTAATGGAGAACAAATTATAATAATTAGGCAGCCAATTGAGCTAATAACGTCAAAACCTGACGTTGTTAAAGTTGAACCTACTAAATCAAAACCATGAAAAAATTTGTAATTATTGCCTGTTTTATGTTACCTTCAGCCGTTTTTGGGGATGTAATACACAAAATGACGAATAGCATACAACTTACAACAGATGGAGCTTACTCTATCGGATCAAGAGGTAGTTCAACATATTCAGTATCAGGAAATAATATCAAAGTTTCAGATAGTGCAAGTTTTGGCGGTTTGACTGCTGGCAGTAATGGGGCAGCCGCAACAATGACAAATGGCACATACGAAATGAATACTGTAGGATCATCTTTCTCACTAAGCGAATCTTTTATAGAGGGGGACGATGTTTATGCAGTGGGAAGCGGTGTTGATGTAACTGCTGGTGTTATAACAGATTTGCCAGTGCTATCAACAACAACCTCTTATTCTGGTGGTGTAGCTGGATCTCTAGCTGGCACTGTAGTTAGCAATGGAACTAATACTTGCACTGCTGGTGGGGCTGGTACAACTTGTATAGGTCAATTTGTGACAGAATTAAGCATATTGGATTAATGAAATGGTTTGTTTATTCTTTTCTGTTTTTATCTAGTTCTGTATATGCAATGCCAGTGGTTCCAAATTTTACTCAGGGTTCAGCTTCAAGCACCACTCGGACAACGACTAATATTTCAGAGCAGATTCGCACTATTGAATTTTCTGGATCAACTTACTCAGTATCTGGGGCTGGTGTCACTACTAATGGCGAGTCTATCAATCCTCAATATACTGATTTACAACAAACATTAAATGGTGAAACTTATACATGGCAGCAAGTAGATTTGAACAGCAGACCAAATTACAAGTTAAATCAAGCTGGTGGGGCTTTTCAATTTACAGAGGTGTACAAACAACCTTCGGTAAGTCGAATAACCGACCTATCAAGACAAATAACCTCAGAATCCGTAACAGAAACAACTACTATATTTTCTCAGTAATAGCAAGCCTTTTGGGGCAACCAGTATTTGCAAATGTATCTCAAACATCTGCTCCAGTAGCACAAAGTTCATCGGCCGTATCGAATCAGGCTGTACAAGTTTTAAATGGAAATTTGATAGAAAATCAATATGGAAATGGTGTTGTCTGTCAAACCAGTATGCTCACAATTTCTCCATTCATTACCTCAACATTCAACCAAAAGCGACCTCAGGATTTAAGATATACCACTCCTGTTTATAACATGGCTACAGATGATAATGGCAACTTAACTAATGCTGGTGAAATTTTATACAATCAGGAAAACTATTCTGCAAACAAAGATTCATTAGCAGTTAATTTTGGTATTGCTGCAACTTTTTCAATACCATTATCAAATAAATTTCAAAATAATTGTTTAAGGTCTAGTTCTACAGAACAAAAGATAAGGGAACAAAAGCTTGCAAATATGCGATTAGATCACGAATTGGCAAGGTTAAAAAACTGTGGTGAACTTAAGCTTTCTGGAATATCGTTTTCTGTAGATTCTCCTTATTATGAAATCTGTAAAGATGTTGTGGTACAAGCAAAGATGGGGCAAGTCATACCACATACACACAAACTATACCCACAAAACAAAAAATAGACCTTTCAGAATCGCCTGTAAGCCACCTTTATTCTTCCTTGCTTGTCTTAGTATCCTTAGATTTCTGTAATTTAGCTATTGCTTTCTTGACTAATGGCTTTACTAAATTAAGAACAAGGGGAGCAGAGCAGCCAACCAAAGCAAGAGTAAAAACGCTAGTAAACTGACCGATTGAAGG